AGACTGAACATCAAACGAGTCATCTTGGGGTCTGTGACCTTCAGCTTCTTCCCTTCTTCCTTAAGCTTAAGCCAGAACGGGATAACAGAGCCATGACTTTTGGCGACATTACCGAAACGACAACAAGTAAAATTCGCTTCAACGAACATCCTCTCCATTATTAGCTTCGTATGTCCATAAACGTTGTCAGGATTGCAAGCTTTGTCAGTGCTGATTCCGACCACCGTTCTCACCCCGTTTTCTTTCGCTGCTCTAATGACATTGAAACTACCGATGATGTTTACCTCTGTCGCTAACAACGGCTGTTCTTCTGCAATATCCACATGCTTAAGTGCTGCTGCGTGAACGATGATGTCAGGCTTTACTTCCGACACATGATGGAGCAAAGAACTTCTGCTTTCCACACTACCCAAAATGATATCAACGTCTGGAAACTTCCTTTTCAAGTCCACTTGCATACTCTCATTTCTGCAATAGCTATAGAACTTGTACATACTATAGTATTTCTCAATGAACGTAGAGCCCACCGTCCCTGACCCACCTGTTATAAAGACTTTCCTCATTTCATCCCCTGAGGAAATTCAAGCGACCCTGCGTGATTCACTGTCCATGATACTTCGTGAGTAACAGCACGGAATGTCCGCGCTGCTGACGGGAAGCCATTACCGGACTTCTTGACCCCCCCAAATGAAAGATGCGATTCCGCTGCAATAGACCCACCATTCCAATAGCACATTCCGAAGTCACAATTATCCCTACAATAACGAGCTTTCCTGAAATCATCTGTTAGAATCCCTACGGCAAGCCCATACTCTGTATCATTATATATCCTGACAGCATCTTCCGTATCGTCGAACGGAATGATAGCTACATGAGGCCCAAAAACTTCGTTCTTTAAATAATGTGCATCTCTCCATTCTGATTTGTAGACGAAAGGACTAAGATAGTTTCCTCCATCGAGATCAACAGAGCCTCCACGAGCTAAGACCTCCGCATCGTTATCGTTTAAGACTAACTCGTTATTAAAGAGAACCTTTTCTACCCCCTGCTTGTTAATCAAAGGACCATAGGTCACCTCATCATTCGGAACATAGGCATCCCAAGCGATAGCTTCTGGCATCCCAGTACTGCGAGGGACTTTTTTGAATGGGGGACCACATTTAATACCCTCTAATCTCTCAAGAAAAAGCTTTATGAACTCATCATAAATTTTCCTATGGACAATAAAACGACCAGAAGAAACACAACGTTGACCAGAAAGTTTAAATGCGCTAGCCACGCAAGCCTCCATAGATAAATCTAAATTAGCATCATCGAAGACGATACATGCAGACTTACTGCCCATCTCACAAGAGGTAGTCTTGTGCCAACTTTTTGCAGCCACCTTCCTTACGTGCATTCCGACCTCTGCGCTGCCAGTAAAACATATATGGTCTACCTCTTGATTGATGAGGGCGTCCCCAACTTCGCCATCTCCATGAATGACGTTAAATACTCCCTTGGGTAGCCCAGCTTCTTCGTAAATCTCAGCACAAAGCTGGCTCGTATAAGGAGTATCTTCACTGGGTTTTAAAATGACTGTATTACCCTCAACGATAGCTGGAGCAGCGCACCAAAAAGCTCCAATGGCGACAGGGAAATTGAAAGGCGACACTATCGCTATCACTCCTTTCGGCTTGCGAAGCATGTAGGCATCTTTATCTGCTATCTCAGAACTGACAGCCTCTCCTATCGGTTGCCTTCCACTCCCGAAAGCATACATAGACATATGCAAAGCCTCATTAACTTCGGCTATAGATTCATTGTATGTCTTCCCTGTCTCTAGAGAAATAGCCTTTGCTAATTCCTCCCTGCGTCTTTCGATTATTTTACAGACATCGTAAAAGTAGTCCCCCCTTTTTACTCGGCTGACTTTCTTCCAGCTTTTGAATGCCTCTCTCGCTGTGATATAGGCATGGCTAATCATATTTGGGGTAGTCTGAGGGAATTCCCCAATTACCTCTTGATTGCACGGGTTTAGTTTGTCGAATTTTGGACCTTCGTCGAACCATTCCCCGCCTATGTAGTTTTTACCTTGTAACATACCAATTCCTTTTATCCATTTTAATAGACCATGAAACATTAATAATAAACATCATTAAGAGGACGATCCTCTTCGCTTCTTTTTCCACTTCTAACCGTGATTCTCTTACCTTTGGCATCAGGGTAAAGCCCTTCCTTTTTCCTCCTTTGTCTCTCCTTTTTTTCCCACTCGAAATCCTTCTCCCACGCTTCTCTTTCTTCTGGGGTCAGGTGTGGGGGGATAGGAGATTTAAATTTGTCAGGATCATTCGACTCCTTGCTGGCTTTTGCTCTCGGAGATTTCTTCTTCTTCTTCTTCTTCATCATGGCTAATTGCTCCTGTTCCCAAAATTCAATCATGGCTAATTGCTCCTGTTGTGCCCCCCATCTATATAAGCCGTAGAAGAATACCCTTCTATCCTACTAAAGAAAGCGACTTCCTCAGCCCATTCCGAACCTATCACCTCTTTATCTCTGTAGTCCGAACCAACTACTAAATAGCGAGGGGAATATTTTCTTATCATGTCTTTTAGTTCCTGATCGCTGCCGAAACAAACCACCTCATCTATGGCCCCTATAGATTCGAGGACAACCGCTCTATCATCTAAACTATTGACGGGTCTTTCAGAACCCTTCAGCTCCTTTACTCTTTTATCTGTGTCTATACCCACAACTAGATAGCCCCCCAAATCTCTCGCAAAATGGAACAACTCAATATGCCCACGATGAATTATGTCAAAACACCCATTGCACCATACCACATTTTGTCTGATTGAACCTTTCACAACTTCAATACATACCCATACGCCTTCTTCGTTTCACCCCGAACCAGCTTATGGAAAGAACGGTATTTCTTATGAGCTTCTTTACTATCTAAATTCTTAGCGAAAACGTTCCTGACCCAATGGCAAACGTTAGACACTTCAATGGTATCCCCTTCTGGGGTAATGAGTTTTACTGGCTCGATATGAAGCTTCTTCCTGATTCTGACTTCAGTGCCTTTTTTGAACCACCCCTTGCACTGTTTCATTGATCCTGAATACAAAGACCAGACTACCCTAGGCTTGAACCCGTTCTTCTGACTAAAGTCTATAGCATCCCCCCTTTTGAGAGTGGTAACTTCTCCAGTATAATAATTTTCTAAAGTTATCTCCGCGTCCCAGATTTTCTTCCACTTATTAGTCAACTTTGAGAGTTCAACTTTTTGGAGGCTTGTATCGGGAAGGCAATAACCTTGGCAAGTAAGATGGTTCTCGCTCGGTAAGTCATAAAAGAGATTTTTCACCCCTGAATAACTTAGGTCGTTTTCCTGACAATAATGGAACAAATTAGAAATTTGAACCAACTCACCAGAGTTTACCTTCTTAAGGGTAACGGGTTTACAAGATCGATGTTTTCTTAAGTTTTTCACAATTAATGGAATTGGTGTCTAAAGATTATCTAAGAATCTAAAGACTTATACAACTGAAACCTACGTGAAGACAACCCAAAATTCAATCCGCTAATTTAGGAAGGAAGGTTCTTCGAGGATTAAGACATCTAGACTAATAAGTCTTTAGTCTCTTCTGGGCTACTTACTTGGTGGCTCTCACCGTCACCATTCGACTCAAGATCGGCAACAATGTCATAGTCATTTCCGGGTTGTGTACATTTATCCCCGAAAAAAACCATTTCCCCCCCCTTATTCTCCCTTATCCATTTACTGGCTAGAGATTTGTTGTTGCCCTTGGGCTGAATATCTATACTGATCTGACCGCCGACCCTCGTATCTAGATCGGGAAACTTTGACTGCATAGCTTCCGCGATGGTCGCCCTCTCTCCATGTTCATTGTCCCAAGCGAAGTAAGCTTCTCTAGCTTCAGAATCAGCATTTCTGCCTATAACTGAAAAATTAATCATCCCCGTCCTGTACTGAATCACTGGGCCGACAGAAGGTACGAACTCGTTCTCTATATATTCGCTCATCCTTCTTAAACTGTAGAGATAGTCCTTCACGTCCAAAGGCAAATCCCAATCATTACTATAGATGAGGCCATCATTTTGCCATAGCTCGTTACCCATAGAACAAAAGATTCCAGACACTCGAGAAAGCACGCTGGAAGGAATCTGCTCGTATACATAGTCTTTGCTGCTGCCAGCAACTAAGTACACATCCTTATCCTCCATCCAAGATAGAAAATGGATGGCGAAAGACGAATCCATTTTTTCCCTTGGCGGGGTTATGGTTCCGTCAACATCAAACAAATAGCTTTTCATCGATTTCCTCCATTGTTTTCATTGAGTAAATCCCGAAGGAGCTTAAGGTGAAAAACATACCAGCCATCTCCGACAGTAGTGCTTCCCTTCTTCCCAATATTCTCCCTTTTGTGACGCATGTCGTCCTCTTGAGCCTTCTCTATTATCTGATTGAGAAGGACCGTAGCTCTTTCATTTTTCTCCTGAATCATTTTTCCTAATTTCCTTCTTAAGGTGATCTATTTGGTTTTTCATGGCGGGATCAACTATATCGTCTTCTTCAATCTTATCTAGACCTTTGCCTATCTTCTTCAAGAAATCCACATAATTAAGTTGGTAATCATCGTCACTCATTACTGTGCCCAATCTTCGAAATTAAAGACCCAAAATATATCGCCGTCTTTAACCATAACCTTCTGAGGGTCCTTCTCTGATTGGGCCTCAGCTATAAGCCTACAGAAACACTCATGACAGAATCTCTTCCTTTTGAACTGAAAATATACAAGTTTTTTGGCATCTTTGAGAAGCTTATAATCTTTATGGGTATATTTTAATGCACATGACGAACATTTTACATGTCCTCTGGTCTTTGCTTGAACTACTTCTGCATTAAGCATCTAAAGTATTTTACACGTTTTGTTCTGGAAAAACGAATATTACTTCGAAATGATATGTAATTCCTTCTTGGAATTTTGAATCTTCTTTAGGTGTTTTTCTGCCAATTCCCTGCCTTCTTCAGAAAAAGGGAATGCTCCGTATCGATAATCTTTTCTTTTCCCGACGATCAAATAATACTTTTTTTTCCTCTTTTTCGAGGGCGTTTTCTTCGCTGATTTTTTAGAGGTATTTCTCGGCATCCTTTTCTATCCTATCCATTAATTTAAATTCGAATTCTTTCTTCCCGAAAAGATAAATTATCTTATTCTCAGCATCTGTATACCTTTCTTCGTAGTCTGAACTTTCTACCCCCATCAGTTCCTCTAGCTCTAGCTCGTCAATTATGTCTAAATTACCAAGCATCTCTTTTTCCCACCAATCAATAGAGACAGTCGCCATATGGTAAGCTTGCTCAGCGCGGAACCTTCTTAAAGCTCGAACACAAGTTTTTCCTAAAAGCCTTTCTAGACTTTTACTATTGTCTCCATTCTTATCGTTATTCATCGATTTCCCTGACGATTTCGCAATGGACAGACTGACATTTGATAAAACCCTCGTCAAATAAATACTTAATGAGTACCTCGGCTTCTTCTAATGTCATGGTATCAAGCGAGTCTTTTATAACAACTCTTCGAGTGCTATTAGAAATCATTATGTCCACCCCGTTCAATGTGATATGTTTCACCAATAGTAATTACACCAACATGGACAAAGAGAAAGGAAGAAAGGTTTTGAACTATCTGTGGAAGATAGCGTTCGTCTTATTCTTCATCTTCTTGGTGTTCGGTTTAAAATACAAGATACTATACAACAGTGGGGACAGTATGACGCCTACTATTGTTAACGCTCAAATGATAGTCATGGAAAGGTACTGGAATGGATGCTACCCAGATAGATTAGATATCGTCGTCATCAAATCTTCTGATGATGGAGATACTTTGAACAAGAGGATCGTTGGTATGCCTGACGAAATACTTGAGGTTAGAGACGGGATAATATATATAAATGATAAGAGAATGAATGACCCTTACGTCGTAGCAACTAGAAATTTCTCGGTAGAGCGGATGTTAATCCCCAAGGACTGTTATTACGTCATCGGGGATGATAGAGGAAATTCCCTCTGCGGAATATTTCACCGCAGAGAGATTTGGGGTATAGTTATTTTTTTTTGACAGCCTTCTTCCTGCGAACAGGTTTTTGGGCGACGACAAATCTTTTGGTTACTACCACTTCGTCCAGTATTCGGTTCCCCAGCCATAGGCCATAGCCTATCGCCGACATCATTAAAGCAAGGATTGCATAGTCCATAATCTAAATCCTCTAGTACTCCTAGAGAGTAATGTTTATTACACCTGAAAATTAGATAGTGACGAAAAAACGCAGCGAAGTGAAAACCTCGCTGCGTTTATGAGCAGGGCGGAATGTGTTCCTCAAGAACTGCAAGAGCAACTACAGCCCTCTACGGAACAAGAACCGGAATCACAACATCCTGAATCACAGGAACATTTCGAGCATTTAGAATCCCCCCAATTGCAACCCACTAGGGCAACTACAGAAAGCAAAAGAACAATTTTTTTCATGACTACCTCTTTTCGATGACGGTTTTAGTTGTCGGTTTTTTTAAATCGATTACCCGAAGTTGGAATGGGAACAGTTTTTTAGCTGCTTCCTTTTTCTCATCATCTTCAGCGGTTTCTTCATCTTTGGGCGTGTTTTCGATAGACATTTTTTTAAGTTCTTCGCTGTCAGGCATCGCTACCGTCTTATCGACAGCCCACATGATTTTATGCCTTTTACAGTAATCAGCGATTCTGCGGACAGGTACGATAAGGTTAAACCCCTCTCCTGCTCCACGAACCAACATCCCTACGTATTTGGCGTCAGACTTTAAGTAGACTCCGCCCCCGCTACTCCCCGGAAACGCGGTACACGTCGTCTGATCAAACACATGCTTGTTAAGGTCTTTAATGATTCTGCCATGCTGAGAATAGATTCCATCCGTCATAGAGTTCGCGCCCATTTGACCGAGAAGGGAACCGACGTGTAGGAGGTCTGTCCCTAGTGCAGGAATTTTTTCGTCAAGATAGAACACTACGCTATCAGTCACAAAGTTATACTTACGGACGCGAAGCAATGCAAGATCGTGGCCATCCTCACTATCGCTATACTTTAATACTTCTGCGTCCATCTGAAGGCGACCAACGGTGCGTCCGTTCTGCCGAATCTCTTTAATAATCATTGGGTCCTTGAACTCCACTAAAGTTCTCGGGGCTCCATTGAGAAGGATTTTCCTCTCGCTCCTCAAATTATCTATGACATGTCCGGCGGTCCATACCAGATTTATAAGGTTTCCATCCTTGTCTTTTCGAGTAAAGATGACTCCACTCCCTTCCCCAGCAGAGTAACCGCTTTCTGCCCTGATCGTGACAGATACATTTTGAAGGTGTTCAGCAGTAGAAACTTTTTTCTCTGCGGAGGTTCCGGTAAAGCTAAGCATTACCGCCATTGAAAAAGCGATGAGTGTTTTCATAATTAACTATATCCCACCATTAATTACACCTGTTCATTTCATTTTTCCGAAACTTTCTAATACACTCGAACCTCAAACTGTGCCTTCTTTGTATCTCCAAGCATATCTATCTTGTTCTCTCTTCCTACGCATGTAATCCCTTTTCTGTTTTCTCCTTTTTTCTACATCTCTATTATCGTAGGCTTTCCCCGCTAACTTAATTGCCTCTTTGCCTTTTTCAGTTTGAGAATATTTCTCTTGTCTCTTGTTCTTCATGTCTATAGTCCACCTTGTTAAAAATTTCTCCGTCGGTTTCGAAATCGTTTTTTTTCATTTCTTCTTGATAACCTTAAATCCGTTATGCTCTAGAACTTCTCGACAAAGAATAATAAAATTCTTGACGCTCATATCAGACTTAGCTGCGTTCGCCTTAGATGTGGACAACCCCAAATTTGATAAATCATTTGTACCTCCTTTGGAAACTGGTTTGATGTGATCAAAATTATATAGCTCACCCTTCTTAAGGTCGATAGACTTCCCCGTCAAATAACAAGTAGGATTGCTCCCAATTTTTTTCATGACCTCTTTATAGTTAAAATCGATCTTGATATTGTTCACCTTGTGCTTCCCTTTTAAATTCTTCATTCTAGATTTAAATTGTTTCACTTTGTTTCTGAACAAGTCGTGAGGAGAAAGTTTCCCTGATCCTCTTTTCAGCTTAACATTAGGATACGGTTTTCTGTTCAAAAATACAGATAGTTTTATCCGTATAAGACCATTCTCTTTCGATGCCCACTTCTTTTTCCTTATCTTATGTTTTTCTTTTTGACCATCGCCGACATGAAAAGAAATTGTAGACTTAGCACAGCCCAATATGCCAACGATCTCATCGTAAGTCTTCCCCTCCTTTCTTAACTTAATTATGGATTCCTTTAGCACCATAACATGGTACTTCCGCTGGGACTCGAACCCAGAACCCTCGGTTTAGAAAACCGATGCTCTATCCAATTGAGCTACGGAAGCACTATAACCGAAAAAGTCTTTCGGTATTATAGTACAACTCTACGAAGTCTACGTCCAACGATTGTTTAATCGCGCTTTTCTGGACGGGTAAAATCCTAATGGGGATTTGGATTGCCAAAGTGATTAGTTCATTTCTAACTTTATCCTTGTCGCATTTACAACAAACTTTAAAGAAAGCGCACTTTTCTAAGAAGTCATGAAGGACATCTCCCACATCATAAAGTTCAGGGTGGCTATCAAGGAAATCCCTAAAAACCCCAACGCTCTCGAAAACATGTCCTTTGCTGATCATCTACTAAGTTTACACAGAGAGCGGTAAACTAGTAGCGATAGAATATATACCATAGCCCACGAGACGAAGGCCAAACCTAAAAAAATACAGCAAATGATGGTTGACCAGAACCCAATACAATAAGGGCACGAAATCAATTTAGTATAAAAACTCGGATATCTCACCAAGAGATACTCTGGATAATTTTTACACTTACCATCTAATTCGTAATCATCATAATCACACACGTCCACCAACCCTCCTAAATTAAAAAAGTTGATATACTCTACAACACCGTTAGTTTCGAACCACAAAACTAGAAAGGTGGTAACAAATCCTACTGAAAAAGCAATCTCCATTTTTATGTATCCTTTCTATTAAACCATTTCCATTCAATTGGAGGTAAAGGTTTTAACTCTTCAGCCTTTATGGCATAAGCACCCTCTAGAGGTCCTGACTTCACAGGCTCCGTAGGTAGATCGCTATCCGTGGCCCAACCAGTAAAAATAACTTCTTTAGGAAAACTCTCATCTTCCCAAGGTTTAATCAATCCATGAACATAAATCTGTCTTTCGTGCCTTTCTCTTGGCCTGACAAGCAGATGGTAATCCAAAGCTGTCATATGATCATAACGCCAAAGAGAAACCTTAAAGTCAATATTGGTTCCGATTATATCTTCTCCTCCGTCTCCAATATGAGGAAATTTATTTTGCATGTATCTGGACTGAATATACCCTTCTATACCTCCAGAGAATAGCTTGTTTCCAGCGAGGGTTCCAAGTTGCCCAACCAAGCTGTCTATCTTTTGTCTTTCTAGCCTCTCTGCTTTATCAGAAAAAATTCTTGATACCCCGCCGACCTCGGCTTCCTTGGCCTCGAATTCAGCAACTGAGAAGTAAAATCGATTGATCCTTACTCTTACGATGTCATTTTCTGCAATCATTTAGTGGAAGAAATACCAGATGATCCAAACCCTTTCTCTCCCCTGTCTGAATCAGTAAGTTCCTCTTTCAAATCCCACTGCACGCCGATGCATTGTTCAATTATTAATTGTGCAATTCTATCGCCCGGATTAATGATAAAATCATTAACATTCCCGAACATACCACCGAATGCGCGATCTTCTACCACTGCATTAAGATTGCATAACAATACCCTGACCTCTCCCCTGTAAGATGAATCGACAACGCCAGCCATAACATCTATCCCATTCTTAACAGCAAGCCCACTCCTTGGAGCTATCCTTCCATAATAACCATTCGGGATTTCCACTGCTATCCCCGTAGAAATCAGTTTTCTCTCAAGTGGCCCTATTTTTTGCCTAACCACTGAATACAAATCATAACCAGCATCCCCATCCTTAGCTCTAAATGGCTCTACTGCCGATTCTCTCAGCTTCATGTAATTGATGTTCATAGGAGTAAGTCTTCATCGATCTTTTGAATCAAATCGATACGGAAATCTTCAGCTAAAGTCAGAGACGAATAATCTCTATCGTAAACGTCTTGAAAAACTAAAGTTCTTATACCATACGCAGCGATTGTTTTAATACAATCATTACAAGGCAGAAGTGTGCTGGCATTT